TTAACGTTGAAAAACAACGTTTAGTTGAAACAGCAAAAAGAGAAAAGATTATGAACGAACTGATTGCTCCTTTGAGCAACGATCAGCGCGAGATTATGACAGACTTACTGGAATCAGTACAAACCACTAGACTACAAAAGTCTTTTGACAAGTACTTACCATCGGTTATCGACGGAAATACTCCAGCAAAGCGTAAGGCAGCAATTACAGAAGGCAAAGAAATTACAGGCAACAGAGAAGAAACAATGACAGCAACTAAAGCAGACGAAGAATCAATCAGTAATGTAGTTGATATTAAACGTCTTGCTGGATTATAATTAAGGAGATAATGATGTCAGAACTATTAGAAAGCCGCTGGGTAGACACCAAAACTGCTCTTCTTGAAGGCTTGCAAGGCAACAAGAAGTCTGTTATGGCTGCTACGCTAGAAAACACCCGCAAGTACTTGTCAGAGAGTGCTACAGCTGGTGCAACAAGTGCGGGTAATGTCGCAACACTAAATCGTGTGATCCTTCCAGTGATCAGACGTGTAATGCCAACCGTTATTGCTAACGAGTTAGTAGGCGTACAACCAATGACTGGTCCTGTGGGTCAAATCCACACTCTACGTGTTCGTTATTCAGACACAGTAGGCGCAGGCGCATCAGGTGCAACAGCAGGCGAAGAGGCTCTAAGCCCATTCAAAATTGCTGAAGCATATTCAGGTAATGCTACATCAGGTAAAGCTGATGCAACAGCAGCACTTGAAGGTGAAGCAGGCAACAGAATGTCAATTCAAATCTTGAAGCAGACAGTAGAAGCTAAGACACGTAAATTGTCAGCTCGCTGGACGTTTGAAGCTGCACAAGACGCACAGTCTATGCACGGTATTGACGTAGAAGCAGAAATCATGGCTGCATTAGCACAAGAGATTACTGCTGAAATTGATCAAGAAGTACTAGCGTCTTTAGACTTACTAGCTGGTGCTGCTGCTGAAACATATGTACAAACAGGTGTTTCAGGTACAGCTACATTCGTAGGTGACGAGCATGCCGCATTGGCAGTGCAGATCAACCGCGTAAGTAACTTGATTGCACAGCGCACACGTAGAGGTGCAGGTAACTGGGCTGTTGTATCGCCATTCGCGTTAACAATCCTACAATCTGCTACAACTTCAGCGTTTGCACGTACAACTGAAGGTGCTTTTGAAGCCCCAACTAACACTAAGATGGTTGGTACTTTGAACAACGCTATGAAAGTGTATGTAAACACTTATGCTGCTGATGATTCAGCGGTACTAATCGGCTACAAAGGTTCAAGCGAATCAGATGCAGCGGCATTCTATTGCCCATACATCCCGCTAATGAGCTCAGGAGTTGTATTGGATCCAGGTACATTCGAACCAACAGTATCATTCATGACACGTTATGGATATGTTGAGTTGAATAACACTGCGTCATCGCTTGGTAACGCAGCTGACTACTTGGGTAAAGTAGACATTACTGACACAGCAGTTAGCTTTAGCTAAGTTTAGTTTTACTAAACAGAAAATAGGTCCTACGGGGCCTATTTTTTTGACTTTAATATTAAAAGCTCAATACTTAACTGTGTCGAGCTTTTTTCTTATTTGATAAATACTAATGTCAGATAGCGAGCCGCAAGGCGGACTTATGCTGCACCACAGCGTAGCCCATAGAACGGGCATAGGACTACTTTTTATAGGAGAAAACAAATGGGAAGACCAATTAATAAAAGATTTTTCGGAGAGCCAACAGCAGACGGCAACGAAATTAAAGTACGTTTTCGTGCTACAGGCCAAGCAGAAGCAAACGGCTGGATTGTAAAGCAATTAGGATCTAAAAAGTTCCGTTGCTATGATGGTACTAATACAATGGATTGTACTTTAGTTGACAAATCACAAGGTACATTAGCTGTAGGCGAAATGACAATTACTGTAAAAGACGATGGCGGAACAGCTCGTCAAGTTACAAAAATTGCAGGACGCAAAGTAACACTTGACTCAGGCGTAAGTATTGCTTGGAACTTTAGTAATGCTACCGATGATGGCGCAGTTGAAATGGAAGAAGCTGGTACAGATGATGCATTCACTGGCGCAGACGATTTCGAAGCTGACTAAGATTAGTTATGGGGGATTAAGTTCCCCCATATACTTTTTAAATAGGATCAAAGAATGTCAAAATATCTTAACGTAGCAGGAACACCGGGCGCACTTAATAGCGGAAACTATACAGTATCTGTTCAATCAGGCGGCTATATAAAGTTGAATACTGGTGTTGCAGCAGGAACAGTTTTTGTTACTGGTGATTTAGTAGTTGAAGGAAACTTTACAAGACTAGAAACTACTGATACTGTTATTACAGATAGAGTTATCACACTTAATCAAGGCGATGACGGTTCAAACGGAATTCAAGGAACTGAGAAATTTTCTGGATTAGAAATTAATCGAGGAAGTATTGCTAATGTATATTTTGGATATGACGAAGATATAAGTGGATTTATAATTTATGATCAAAGTAGTAATTTACAAAAACTTAGAACAAGCGGATTAGACACCGGCGGAGCATCGTTATTACTAACTCCAGGAAATCCATCAACGGGTACAGGAGCAGCACCTACAGTTTCTGTTCAAAACGTAGTAAACTATGAATACGGTACATTTGAATATGATGCCGGCGGCAATATTAATGGATCATTAAGAAATCCAGATGCATTAACTAATGTTCAAGGTGTAGCAGATTATGTTGCATATAACTTTGCTAATGTTTTCTTAAGTCAAATTGGTGACGGATCGTTATCAGTTACTAGTATTACTATTGAAGACGAAGAAACAACAAGCAATCCAAGTGTAATAAAATTTGCAATAGACAATAATGTAGTTTCTCAACTGTATGCAGACCGTTGGGAATTTGATCAAATAAGAGTTGCAGGAACTACTATTGAAACACTAGCAAGTGATGCTGATTTAGTTCTTAGGGCGCCAGGAGTTGGCGGAGTTAAAGTTGAAGATTCGTTGGTACTAACAAGTGTCCCAGGCGGAGATGATATATCGCCTGAAAATTTAGAACCTTTATATACTAGTGAAGGTATTAAATTATATGCTTCAAATCAGTCTAACGGAAAAACAGGATTGTTTTTTGTAAACAAAGAACAAACACGAGATGAATTAATAAGTAAAAATAGATCACTGCTATTCAGCATGTTATTTTAAGGAAACAAAATGGCAATTAAAAACGCACAATTAAGACAAACATACGTAGACATACTAGACCCAGATGGAGATAATCCGGGTGCGTATGCAGGTGGAGTGCCACAGAATAAAACATATGCTATTACAAATATTTTAGTTTGTAATAACGGCTCAACAACTGCCCAATTTGATATACACATTGTGCCACAAGGTAATGCAACAGACAACTTCGTAACTAGAGTTATTAACAACTTAGAATTACCTGCTGGCGAAACATTTACATTTGACAATGAAAAAATTGTTCTTGACCAAGGCGACAAACTTAGATTTCAGTCAGAACCAGAATATGTAGGACCGTCTATTAATGCTGGTAGTTTTGTAGTTGGAAAAGAATATACAATTGTATCTGCTGGATCTACAGATTTCACAGCACTAGGTGCAGCTGATAATAATCCTAGTACAATTTTTACAGCAACTGGAGCAGGTTTAGGATCAGGCACAGCACGGTTGTCAAGATATACAGTATTATCAGCAACTGTGAGCTATTTGGAAGTATAATGAGATTAATAAAGCGCCAAACTACTAACCTAAGAAGTATTGCCGGAAAAGGCGTACAGTACGACATTGATGATCAAGTGATTGTTGATAGCGAACGTGCATTATTAGTACCTAAAGGCGCAACATCTGAACGTCCAAGCGAATCAGGTATTGCAACATCACAAACTGAAGGACAACTTAGATATAACTCAACAACTGAACAATTTGAAGCATACCAAAATGGATCTTGGAGAAATTTAAGATTTAAAGAACCTAATAGAGACCCGGGTATTGTACAACAAACATTAACTGGCGCTGATGCAACTAATATTATATTTGGTAAATTAGCAAACCAAACATTATTTGCTCCCTCTCAAGAAAGGCACATTTTAGTATTTGTTGAAAACGTTTTTCAAATAGCAACAACTAACTATACTATAATACAAAATCCTCCAGCAAGTGACGTAGGTGGAGAAATTGATGTAACAACAGCAACACAGGGCACAGAGTATAAAATAACAACCGTTGGTGATACTGATTTTACAACATTAGGCGCAGCTTCTAACAGTGTAGATGAAGTTTTTGTGCTTAATAGTAATACTCCATTAGGCACAGGCCAAGTAAGGGCATCAGGATATTATCTAAGATTTACATCACCACCTCCTTTTGGAAAAGACGTCACTGTATTACATAACTTTGACAAATAAATACATTAGTCAAAGAGGGAAAATAACATGTCGCAAGTAGGTAGAATTGGTGGTGGCGTACTTAAAAGTAATCTTGAACGTCAAGGTATTGATCTTGCATTCGAAAACGATTTACTTTATCTAGACGTTAATAATGATCGAATTGGTATTAATACTACATCGATGGCAAGTCCCGATGTACTTACTACAATTTCTCCAATTAGAACAACTAATGCAATAACAACTGGTACCTTTAACTTAGGTAGTTTTGAATTGCAAGGTAATGCAATAACTCAGTTAGTTGAAAATACTATTAACTTAAATTCAACAGGTGATATCTTTGCAACAGGAATTGAAACTGCAAATTTAAAATTTGATGCTAATGAACTTTCGTCAACTACCGACAATACTAATATAGAACTAAGACCAAACGGAACAGGAACTATTGAAATCCAAAGCTCCTGGAATTCGACTGGTAGTATACATTCAACTGGTAATATAACATTTGCAGGTGATTTAACTTTAGGTGACGACGACAATGACAACGTTACTTTTGCTGCTGATGTTAATAGTGACATTCTCCCAAACTTAACAAATACAAGTGCATTAGGTTCACAGACAAAACGCTGGAACGCTATTTACAGTAATTTATTAAACACTACATCGTCATTTGTAGATGATGTAATTGTACAAAGTACTTCACTATCAAGACGCCAAGGCAACATATTTTATGTAAGCACACTCGGTAGTAATGCTAATGTTGGCGATCATCAAAACGGAGCATTTCGTACATTGTCACACGCACTTAGCGTAGTTGATGCAAGTACACAAGGTCCAGTAACTATTCACATTTATCCAGGAGAATACGAAGAAGTATTTCCTTTAGTTGTTCCTGAAAGAATTACTATATCGGGTGAGGATATTAGAAACTGTATTATTAAACCTACTGCCGGAACAAATACAAACAATGCATTTGAAATGAATCAAAATGTTACAATTGAAAATCTTACAATTAAAGATTTTTATAGTCCAGGACATGCATTTACTTTTGCTGCTAACACAATAATTACAGAACGTTCCCCGTACATTAGAAACGTAACAGTTATTACAAAAGGTACAGAATATGCACCTCCTATAAATTGGCTTGCTGTCGGTACTTACATCCAACGCCTTAGTGGATTTTTTAATGATGCTGTTAATGGACCATTAGAACCCTTTTTAACAACCCAAAGTCCATCAGGATACTTATATGGCGACCTTAATAATACCAGGAGTAATCCATATCTGCCGTATTATGCAGAGTCTGGTGCTGAAATTACAACAGCTGACGCTGTAATAGCATATAATATTCATAACGGAACTCAAACTTATGGTTCCGGTACGTGGATATACGATGAATTTATACCTGCATTAAACGCTTTATATATGAGCGACAAAAATACTTACGCAGAATTTTTTGAAGAAGTTCATCCTGATCCAAGATTTTTTGAAAGCGGAGATGCAGGCAAAGGTGCTTTAATTGATGGAGCAACAACAGGATCTAGTACTAGAGAAGCTAGTATGCTTTTCCATTCAGCTACCTTTATTACTCCGGGTGTAGACGCTATAACAATGACAAATGGCGTTAGAGTAGAATGGCTTAACTCGTTCACGTATTTTGCTAATAGAGGATTGTATGCAACAAACGGAACATTAGGCAGAGCAAATGATAGCACAACATTTGGTGCAGAGATAAGATCAATAGGCTCGGCAAATGTGTATGGTACTAAAGGTGCAGAAGCAGACGGCGCAAATACACTAATGTATCTAATAGGACATAATTTTGCTTATACCGGTGTTGGTAAAAGTGTATCGAATGATCGAACACTTACTATTACAGCAAACGAAGTTACAGAATTAAATTCTGGAAATATATATTACACATCAACTGATGCCGACGGTACATTTAAAGTTGGAGATAACTTTTTTGTAGACTTTGAAACTGGGTCAACTAGTATAGATGCTAACACAATTGATTTTAGTGGAATTGGCTCAATATCTGTACGGAATGGTGTTGATCGTTCTTTTATTGACGGATCAAAAGTTGATGTTGGTAATATTAGGATTACTGGAAATACTTTAACTACTATTGACGGAGATTTAACATTATCTCCAGTTACTGAGTTATTTAATACAGATAATAATGTTTCTTTAATTCTAAGTAATGGTACAGATATACAAAGAAATAATTTACAAGCTGATATTAGATATAACACAGATTCAAATTTATACGAAGGTTATTCATCGGGTAATTTAAGTTTAGGCGGTATATATTCAAGTGATAGACAAGAAAGTATTGATACACATGATACTAATAATACTATAATTCTTAGAGCAGCCGGCGTCCAAGTAGGCTCTATTGACAGTAATAGTACTAATTTACACGGACTATCAACTGGCGATATTTTGTTTGACAATAATTTAGTAACGACAACACTTTCACAGTCAGATCTAGAACTTAAAAGAACTACAGCTACAAATGTAGTAGATGTATATGACTTTGATTTAAAAAATAGTACATTTTATAATACATCGGCCAATAATTTAACACTAGCTACAACTAATAATGGTTATGTAAAATTTGGCGGTACAACTGGCTTAGTAGTTCCGGCCGGAACTACTGCTGAACAATCATCAACTCCTGCAGAAGGTGAAACAAGATATAATACAACAGAAGGTTATATGGAAACTTGGAACACTGAAAAATGGCAAAGAAGTGCTGGTGAAGGCGCAGAAGTTACTGACGAAATACTTAAAGAATTAGTCGATATTTACACCATAGTACTTGGTTAATCCTAAAAAACGATAAATAATATTAATGCAGAGTATGACCAATACCTGCAGGGTCAGACTGTGGTTAGCCAGCAAAGAACCCAAGGGGTGAAAATTCGGCTAGAGGGACAGGATCCCCGTACTGAGGAGAAGAGATGGCTATTGGTCGAATAAGTGGTCCACTCTTAAAAGCAAACCTACTTCGTGAGGGAGTGGATCTAGCTTTTGAGAATGACTTATTATATCTAGATGTTACAAACAGTCGCATCGGCATAAACAATGCAAGTCCCCAGTATGACCTAGATGTAACCGGAACTACAAGAACAACTAATTTAGAAGTACCAGGCAATGGTGCTTTTGGTGATGTTAGAATCTCTGGCAACACTGTATCTTCTGTAACAAATCGTCTAACACTAGGTGCAAACAATAATACAGTTTATCAACAAAAATTAGTTATTGATGACTTCGATATCGAAAACAATGTTATCAGTACAAACTCTGAAAATACCAATTTACAAATAAATCCAAACGGCACCGGAACTGTTGAAATATACGGTGATACAAATGTCTATGGTAATATTACTGCAACTGGAAATATTACAGCTGACGGAAATATTACAATTGGCGATGCAGATACCGACAACGTTATTTTTAATGCAGAAATTGATTCAGATATTATTCCTAATGTAACAGACACATACAAGTTAGGTAGTGATCCAGGATTAGGCGGCCAACAGTGGCAAGACACATGGACTAATAACTTTTATGCAGATACTGTAACTACTAATAATATTATTGCAGATGGAATTAACTTAGCATTAAGACAGGGCAATATTTATTATGTTGCAGAAAACGGCGACGACACTAATACCGGCGACCATACTAACGATCCTCATGCAACTATTAAACATGCATTAAGCCAAGCAAGTGCCGGCGACACAGTCCACATTTATCCAGGAGTGTATGAAGAAATATTTCCAATGACTATACCAGCCGGTGTAACATTAAAAGGACACAGTCTGCGTAGTGTAAATATTCAACCAACAGCAGGAACAAATACTAACACAGCATTTTTGCTCAACGGTGAATCTACAATCGAAGATATTACAATTAAAGACTTCTTTGCTCCAGGATATGCTTTTGAGTTTGCAAACAACTTTACAGTAACATCAAGATCACCATATATTAGAAATGTAAGTGTAATTACATCAGGAAGTGTAACACCAGCAGACGACCCAAGAGGCTTTGCTCAAGGTGATGCAGGCGGCGGCGCAAAACTTGACGGCAGTATAGCAAATGCAGCATCAAGAGAAGCAGGATGTTTATTCCATAGTGTAACTTTTATTACGCCTGGAGTAGATGCATTAACTGTTACTAACGGTGTTAGAGTAGAATGGTTAAACTGTTTTACTTATTTTGCAAATAGAGGCTTGTATGCACTTAACGGTGCTACAGGATTAAAAGCAGCAGGACAAACATCAATAAGAGTTGACGGGCTAGTAGGAACATTTAATGCTGCTGAAACATTTACATACTACGACACTGATGGCGTAACAGCATTAGCCACAGGTACAATTGCATCTAAAGATGCAGACGGTAAATTTTATATACCAGGCAACTTAACAGGTTTAGAAACTGCTGCCGAGCGCGGCGGTAAATCTACTACAGCATATGCTGATGCTCAGTTAAGCACAACACAGAAGAAATTTGGACAAACAAGTTTATTACTTGACGGCACTGGCGACTACGTTGGAATAACATCACAAGATGACTTTGGCTTTGGTACTGACGAATTAGAAATAAGTTTTTGGATTTACCATACTAATCCAGGTACTGTCCAAACTATTGTCGACTTTAGAGCAGGTTCAGCAGTTGATTTAGCACCTATGATATACATTGATGCATCTAATCAACTATTTTATTATACAAATAGCGGAAATCAAATCGCTGGAGCAACAATAAGCGCAAATACTTGGACACACATAGCACTGACAAAATCAGGAACAAGTACAAAATTATTTGTTAACGGAACACAATCGGGTGCAACATATACTGACAATCATGATTACGGCACAGCTAAACCGTTAGTAATTGGATCTATTTTTGACGGCTCAGCAGATTATTTTAACGGTTACATTGACGAATTAAGAGTTTCAAAAGGTGTAGCTAGGTATACTAGTAATTTTGTTGCTCCAACATCAGAAGAAACAAGTGATACAAATACATCATTGTTATTACACTTTAATGGAACTAATACAGCAACAGTATTTCCAGATGACACTTTAAATTCACAAGACATAAGATTTAGCGGCGGAGCTACAGCTAACTATATAACATTAGCTGATACTACAGACTTTGGCGCCGAAATACGCTCAATTGCAAGTGCGTGTGTATATGGAAACTACGGAGTAGTAGGCGACGGCAAAGGCGTACTAATGTACCTAGTAAGTCAAAACTTAGCGTACATTGGAACAGGTAAATTAACTGACAACGACGAGACAAATGTAATACAAGCAAATGAAGTTAATGAATTAAACGGAGCAAAAGTAAGATATAGCTCAGTTGATCACAAAGGTGATTTTAGAGTTGGTGATTTATTCCATATTGATCAATCAACAGGTACTGTAGATTTTACTACATCAGACTTTAATATTGACACTACTGGTGGTATAACTATTAATACTGGTGGCAACGTTACTACAATTACTGGTGACAAAATTGAAACAGGTAATTTAAGATTAAGTGGAAACACTATTGAAAGTTTAAGTGGAGATATAAACTTAGACGCAGACAGTGGCACTGTTAGAATTAGTTCTTCGAGTGCGCTACAATTGCCAAAAGGCAATACAGCAGCTAGACCTACACCAGCGACAGGTATGATCCGTTATAATACCGAAACAAACTTGTATGAAGGTTATGACGGCAACTGGATCGCGCTAAATGGTGTTTATGATTTAGACCTAGATACACGTATAACTGCAGAATTAACACCAGGCGCAAACGACGGCATAATTAGATTTTATATACAAGATAGTGTAGTAACTACAATCGATGCAGATAAATTAGAAACTCCTAGAATTGAAGTAGACGATATTGTAATTGACGGAAACACTATTGAAGCAACTACGATAAATACTGATTTAGTACTGTCGTCAAATGGAACAGGTGCTGTAGTTATAGACGATCTTGCATTTAAAGATTCAACTATTACTAATAGAGCAGTAGACGCAGTTACATTATTTGAACAAAGTGGTGCTGGGTATTTTAAAATTGATGGCACTAACGGATTTATTGTACCAGTTGGAACAAATGTTGAACGTCCAGCTGCTGCAAATAGAGAAACCGGAATGGTGCGTTACAACACAGAACAAAGATATTTAGAAATATGGGACGGATTTAGCTGGGTTTCAGTTGCAGGCGCAACAGGCTCAATTAGTTTTGCAGCAGCAGAAGACTTAGCAATTGAATACGTATTAACATTAGGATAAGAAACGATGGCAACACAATTTAAAAATAAAGTAGTAAAAGAAATTGGTGAAGTTCCAATACTAGCATTAGAAACTGACGCAGCAACTAGGTCAACTATAATCGGAATGAACTTAGCTAATTTAACAGATTTTATTGTATATGCTAGTGTGCTAGTTCACGATGATACTAGTGCAGAAGGATACTTTTTAAAAGATGCTGTTATCCCTCCGAATAGTACTTTGCATGTACTAGCAGCAGGCGAAAAATTGATACTTGCTCCGTCAAATCAGCTATATATAGTAGCTGACCAAGATGATGCATTAGACGCAGTTATAAGTTACGTAGATATTGTATAAGGAATAAAGATATGTCAAATTACACAGGAATGTCACCAGACACAATGATGGGAGCAGTGCCCAACAGATTCTTTTACGGTTTACGTAGAACTGATAACGGAGAACTATTTGCTGCTAAATCAGACCAAATGAAAACAACTAACGAACATACAATTACAATTAATAATCCTGGCGATCCTGCAAATAACTTTCCTAATTTTGAACAAGGTCAAGACTTCTACGAAGGCAGAGATGTAAATCATAATCTAGTACATGCAAATTTAAATTACGAACAACTTCGTTGGGATGAAAGAAATATTTCTTACTATGTAGACGATGATGGTGAATTAGTAGCAAGAATAAATCATACATTTACTTATGATAATAATTCAAGTACAGATGGTGTTGTAGAATTTAATAAAAATGATTTTGATGTTAGTGTTGCAACCGGCACTAATATATATGGCACCGGTAATCGGTATTATGTAGAACGACATGACGGTGCAAGTCCAACTCTTGACCTAGTAGAAGGCGAAACATACATTTTTAGACAAGATGACAGTTCAAATGCTACACACCAATTATTGTTCTCGACAACTCCAAACGGAACGTGGGGCGGCGGCGTAGAATATACTACGGGTGTATCTAAAGAAGGTGTAGCAGGAACTGCAGGTTCCTACACACAAATAACAGTAGCAGCAAGTGCCCCTGTATTATATTACTATTGCGTTAATCATAGTGGTATGGGTGGCCAGGTAAATACAATTACATAATTAGTGAACAGGAAAGATAATGGCAGATTTTTTATTAGACAGAATTAGATTTAAATGGAGAGCCGGTTGGGTATCTGGCACCGTGTACACTAAAGATGACGTACTTTACTATAAAGGTAGAGTATATGTTTGTTTAGTTGGACACACAGCTGGCTCAGATATAAGAACTGATATTTCAAAATGGGACTTAATGTTTGCTGGGCAAGAATGGAAAGGCGACTGGCAATCTGGTGTTAATTACGGTATCGGTAACATTGTAAAGTTTAATGGTTATGTCTATAGATGTATATCTAATCACACTAGTGTTGTTGTAGTAAATATAGGATTGCCGGGTGATATTAATAACTGGACTCTCCTTGCTACTACCTATGATTGGAAAAATACATGGACAACTGGAGTTTATTATAATTTAGGTGATGTTGTTAGATATAACGGTACTGTTTACATTTGTACAACTAAACATCAATCTGCGCTTGACTTTATACTTGGTTTAGAAGATGACCAAGCTAGTTGGACCACTGTTGTTACTTCTGATTATTGGGCAACAGATTGGGTTAATGATTCGAGATATACAGTAAACGATATTGTTAGATACGGCGGAATTGTTTATAGGTGTACCGAAGGACATACTAGTGCAAGTACTACAACTTTAGGTTTAGAAAATGATCAATCAAAATGGGAAACTGTTTTAGATGGTATTGAATATAAAACAACATGGAATACTGGCACTACATATAAATTAAATGATATTGTTAAAATAGATTCCTACTTATATATTTGTACAACTAATCATACTGCAAACATATTTACTGACGAGCGTGCTAATTGGCAAATATGGATTCCCGGACTTGGCTACGAACAGTTATGGGAAGTTGCTGCAACGTATAACCAAGGAGATATAGTTTTATATGGTGGTTACACATATGCTGCATTACAAGAAAATACAGGAGTAAAGCCATCTGTTGACGGATTAGTTCAAGATTCAGGTAACTGGGAACTTATTACAACCGGATATAGTCATAAAGGTGAATGGCAACTTGCTACTGAGTATCTAACCGGCGATGTAGTTAGACACGGAGGATACTTATATGTTGCTATAGGTGATAGCACAGACAGTTATCCTGATACAGAAGTAGGCGCTTGGAAAGTAGTAATACCAGGATTTAAATTTAGAGCAGAGTGGACAGATGCAGCAACATACTATCCAGGTGACATTGTTACATATGTAGGAACAGCGTATACTTGTATTTCAAGACATGTAGCAACATCGTCAGGTAGCAGACCCGACCTTGATCAAGACTATACACAAGAAAATTTTTGGGAACTTATATCTAAAGGTAGTGCTAATAACGTTCTTGCAGCAGTTGGAGATATGAGAGTATACGAATCTAATATAACTAATCTTGCAATTGGAACTCCAGGACAGGTTACTAAAATTGTAAATGACTTACCTAGTTTCCAAGACTTTGGTGTAGTTGATAACGTATACTTTGTTGGAGTAAATGGAAGTGATACTGACGGATTTGGTTTTACTGAAAATGCTCCCTTTAGGACAGTAAGATTTGCATGTGCATATATACTACAAGACCCGGGTACTAGATCGCCCGCTACTGTTTATATTAAGACTGGAGTTTTTGAAGAAATTTTACCAATTAGTGTTCCTGCTGATGTAGCATTAGTAGGTGACGAATTAAGAAGTACTGTGATAACACCAGCAGCTGGATTTGAAGAATCTAACATGTTTTACGTTAGAAACGGCACCGGTATAAGAAATATGACTCTACGAGGATTATCAGGTACACTAGGATCTCAAAATCAATACTTAACACGTCGACCTTCTGCAGGAGCTTATGTAAGTTTAGATCCGGGCACAGGCACAACTGACAGCTCAGTGCAAATTACAAATAAATCACCATATATACAAAATGTAACAACGTTTGGTACTGGCTGTGTAGGTATGAAAGTTGACGGCAGTTTGCATGATAGCGGAAACAGATCAATTGTTGCAAACGACTTTACACAAGTACTAGACGACGGAATCGGCGTATGGATTACAAATGGAGGTCTATCAGAATTAGTGTCGGTATTTACATACTACAACCATATTGGATATCTAGCAGAAAACGGTGGAAAGATGCGAGCCACAAACGGTAACAACTCGTATGGAACATACGGCAGTGTTTCTGAAGGAATTACAGACGGTATAACTCCAATTTATGCTAGTGTTAATAATCAATCACAAGAAGCACAATTTGGAGTAATTCATAACAACGGTAACGAAATAATGGCAGTTTCTTACAGTCATGCTGGACAAGGATATTCTTCTGCAACGCTTAATATTGCAGGTTCTGGTGCAAGTGCTAGTTTGACAATGAGTGATTTTAGAGACGGCGCAGTAAGTAATGTTAGAATTAGTCCTCCAGGAGACAGTTCAACACCAGGCGGATTAAATTATACAAATATTGTAGGCGAAGCACAAACGGGCGACACTACAAGTATAACACTTGATAATGGAGATCTGCAAACTGATGCTGCAAAATATCAAGGACAATTTATTTTTATTACAGGCGGTGCTGGTATAGGACAATATGGTGTTATAGATACATATACTCCGGGTACAAAAATTGCAACAATTGTAAAACATAGTGATGGCACAGCTGGCTGGGATAGAATTAGTAGTAATTACGCAATTGCTACAGAATTAAATTTAACAACTCGTTATCAAATTGAACCGAGAGTTGTATTTTCTGCTCCAGGATCAGGAACAAGAGCATGGGGAAGAGCTGTTTTAGAAAGTAGTAGAATTACAGGTATAAACATTTATGATCCTGGATCAGGCTATACAACACCTCCTACAATTACTGTTACAGACAACGAAGAAACAATTGATGCACAATTTGATGTTTTTATAAATGACGGTGTATTAGGATTGCCTACATTTGGTAATCGAGGCGTAGGATATATTAGATCAACTGGAACAATCACTGGCGACGGATTTGCAGAACTATATCAAACAGGAAATGTTATAACGGTAAGTAATCTTATAAGATTACCAGGACCGGGTGATAACTTTTATATCAACGGTATAGATGATGTAATTTATAAATTAACAAAAATAGAAAGTGTATCAGGAACCGAACCTAGTTTATCTGCAACAATCAGAGTATTTCCTACAATCGGTATAGAAGAATCTCCTGCACACAATGCTGGAATTTCTATTAGACAAGATTATAGTCAAGTACGATTAACTGGACATGACTTTTTAGATGTAGGTTCAGGTAATGTTAGTAGTACTCGCTACCCACAATTATATGTAGATGGCATAGATAGTTTAAACGCTCCACAGCAGCAAAACGAAGCAGTTGAATCTGGCGGCGGACGAGTATTTTACACAAGTACTGACCAAGATGGTAACTTTAGAGTTGGTGAATTATTTGAAGTAGAACAAAGTACCGGTATTGTAACTATTGATGCTTCGCAGTTTGATTTAACTGGACTTACTGAACTAAGTTTAGGCGGAATACAAGTTGGCGGCAGTGCTGTTGTTATTAAAGAGTTTAGTAAAGAAAGTACATTTATTGCAAACAGTAATAATATTGTACCTACACAGGCTGCTATTATAAAATACTTGAACGGTAAGATTACTGGTGGTAGTTCAAATGCAACAACTAGTAAAATAACTGCTGGACAGGTTACCGCATCAAATAACGACATAGGTTCAACTGGCACAGTAATTAATGTGCCAGTACAAGTAAATTTCACTGGTGGAGTTAGTGGTGACTTACTAGCACACCAATTATTCAGAATACAATCAAATAGATAAATATATTAAATAGAGCGGAGTTTTAAATGGCTGAATTTAAATTAGGTAGAATTAGATTTATATGGAAGGGTGCTTGGACAGGCACAACCGTATACTACAAAGACGACATCGTAAAGCATGGCGGTAGTACTTTTGTATGTACTACAGGATACACAAGTTCAAGTAATTTTGATACTGACTTCGCTACCTACTGGGACAAACTTGCCGATGGTCAAGAATGGAAAGGCGACTGGACAAACGCAACTGTTTATAAAATAAATGATATCGTAAAATATGGTGGTTATTTATATGTTGCAAATACAGCCCACACTGCTAATACGTTACTTGAAAATGATCAGTCTAAATGGGATCTTTACGCTGAAGGTTTTGATTGGAAAAACACCTGGGCAACTGGTACACATTATAAAGTCAACGATATTGCAAAATATAATGGTATAACTTATCTGTGTATTACAGCACATACTAGTGCTGCAACAGACGCATTAGGTTTAGAAGCAGATCAAGGCAACTGGCAGAAATTTACCGACGGTTTACAATGGCAAAGCGATTGGGCTATTAATACTAGATATCGTGTAAATGATGTTGTTAAGTATGGCGGACAACTTTATGTTGTTAATACTGGACACACTAGTGCTGCAACAATTACATTAGGACTAGAAGCAGATCAAGCTAAGTTTGATTATATGCACAAAGGCATCGAGTACAAAGGTACTTTTGCATCTAGTACACGTTATAAAGCAAATGACGTTGTTAAGTCGGGCGGCGGACTTTGGATATGTGTAACACCATACACTAGCCAAGATAGAATTAGTCAAGACGAAGCAAATTGGGCACAGTTTGTTGAAGGTCTAGAATTTGAAGACAGTTGGAATCCTACTAAAAATTATGATGTGGGCGATATTGTAACATACGGTGGTTACACATATGTTGCTAAAACTAACCATGTTGAAAAGCGTCCAACTGCTGAAGCAGCAGACTGGGACTTGTTCAATACTGGTTTCCGTTTTGTAGGTGAATGGGGCGATGATAGCTCACTAGAAGATTATCTAGTAGGCGATGTAATTAGACATAGCGGATTTACTTATGTATGTACAACTGATCATCAAAACCAAGAACCACCAAATGCAACATATTGGGAAAAATTAAACGAAGGCTTTAAATGGAAAGGCGACTGGACTGATGCTACATCATACGATTTAGGTGACGTAGTTGAGTATAACAGCAGCTCATATGTTGCTGTTGCAAAACACACATCCGATGAAACTGTTGCTCAAAACAGACCAGACCAAGATACAAACGGTTCTGAATGGAACTTAATGGCAGGTGGTCCTGAAAATAATGTAATGACTACTGATGGCGACATGGTTTACTATAGTGGCTCTGGCCCAGCTAGATTGCCTGTAGGACAAGTAGGACAAATTCTACGTGTAAATTCTTTAGCCACAGCACCTGAATGGGGCTTCTATGGCGCTATTGATAATGTTGTTTACGTTGACATTAACGGAACAGACGGCGCAGCACCTAGCTTTGGTACAACTATTGATAGACCGTTTAAAACTATTAAACATGCAGCGTATAATATTGAAAATGGATATTTACGTCCAAATGCTCGCAAGCTAATTCAATTAAATGCGGCATTTATTGCAGACGAAACAGTAGAATGGGTAGATGCACAAGTTACAGCAAATGCTGGCAGTCCATTTACTAATGCGTTTACTTATGATAAAGCAGCTTGGAGAGTATATGTAGGACGTTTAGTTTCGGCACTACTTTATGATTTAGGCCATAGTGGCAACGAAGAATCACGCAAACTAACATTAGCAATTTATAATGCTGCTGACGTTACAGGTAAAACAGCAGAATTTGTTGCAACAATAGAGTATGCAGAAACAGTTATAGATGCTATAATAAGTAATGTTGCACCAGCAGCTATATTTGGATCATTGACTAGACATACTGATGTAACACTTATAGAAGAATCAGGAGCGCAAACTTTTATTGGCAATCTTATTGATATTCTTACAGATGCAGTAACAGCAGGTGATACTACTGGAGTACCTGCAGAATCACAACCACAAAATACTATACTTGTAAAAACTGGACAATTTACTGAAGTAGGACCGATTGTTGTACCTAAAAACACAGCAATCGTCGGTGACGAATTGCGCTCTACTAAAATTAGTCCGGCTGGTAGTTTGGTAGCAAATGCAGACGTAGCATATAGTTTAGATGGAATTTCTAGACTACAAGCAGTTATGAGTCTTGCTGTTACTAACCCTGCTGGTATTACTAAATCCACAGGTAATGCACTAGACCCGATTGCAACACATGTTGTGGGATCCGGTGCTGCTGGTACAGCAGCCGCTGGTATTGTACAAGATATATATGATCATATTGATTTTGAAATTAATGCTACAGGAACTAAACCAACACTAGCAGGTAGTAATGCTCCTTTAACATCTACAGACTATACATATGCAATTGAATCTATTGAAGCAAATAGAGAATTTTTGAAAGCAGAAGTATTAGCATACATTGCAGTTACATATCCTTTATACGTTTATGATACAGCAGCATGTGCTAGAGATGTTGATCGTTATATTGATGCAGTAAAATATGATTTGCTGTATACAGGAAATTATAAAGCAATCAGAGCCGCAACAGCATATGTAAATTCAGTATCAGGTTCGACACTTAAAGATTTGTTTTATGTTAGAAACGGAACTGGTCTAAGAAATTGTACACTAACCGGTTTGACTGGATCACTAGGTGCTGCTAACGCATACGGAACTAAACGTCCTACAGCAGGCGCATTTGTAAGTTTAGATCCGGGTTTTGGTACAGCAGACGAACACGCTTGGATTACTAATAAATCACCATATGTACAAAACGTAACAACATTTGGTACTGGTTGTATAGGTATGAAAGTTGACGGCGACTTACACGCAGGAGGCAACGACTCAATTGTTGCAAACGACTTTACGCAAATTTTAAGTGATGGCATTGGCGTATGGGTTACTAACTTAGGCAGATCAGAACTTGTTAGTGTGTTTTCATACTACGGACACATTGGTTACTTAGCAGAGAACGGTGGTAAGATTCGTGCTACAAATGGTAACTCATCATATGGTGACTACGGTACTGTTGCTGAGGGTATTGACTCAACTGAAACTGCTATAACAGCAACAGTAGATAATTATTCAACTGAAGCAAAAATTACTAATGTACTAACAGACGGAAATAATATTCTTACTTTTGAATATCTAAATGCCGGTGTAGGTTATACAGCTGCTACTGATGCATTGCTTACTATAGAAAATCAAAGCGGTACAGACAGCTCTAGAGCAGAAGGTACATACGTTGGAGTTACTGGTGCAACAAGCGCAAGCGGTACAGGACAAGAATTTGATATTATAGTAGATTCTAATGGATTTACTAGTGTAGTTATTAACAAAGGCGGCAGTGGATTTGTTGTTGGAGAAACGGTTACAATTGCAGATTCATTACTTGGCAGCGGCGGCGCAGCGAATTTAACTTTTGACGTTGCTACAATCGGTGATGCTACAGAATTTACAGTCACAGGCGAAGGCTTTGGCGCAGATATAGCATCAGTTAATGTTAATGACGGCGGAGTATTTGAAGTTAGACTAACTGACCCATCATCAAACTTAGGTGGCGACGGATTTGTAGACGCAACTAATACTGGTCAAACTGGTAGTGCAACGCAGATTACATTGAGTAACACTGACATATCTTTGAGTGCTGCTTATGTAGGAATGGCAATATTTATTAAAGCTGGAACTGGCGCAGGACAATACGGATACATTGACACTTACAATAGTGGTACAAAAATTGCTACTATTAAGAAATGCAGTGACGATTCTGCAGGTTGGGATCACGTAACAGGCGCAGCAATTGAAACACTTCTAAATGATACTACAGAATATTTAATTGAACCAAGAATAACATTTAGCGGCGGCGGCGTAACAGCATATGCTGATATTGCTAAGGCTCGTGCAAGAGTAAGCGATGAAAAAATTGTAGAAATACGTATTTGGGATTCAGGTAACGGGTATACAAGTGCTCCTACTATGACAGTAACTGATCCTAACAATACTGTTGAAGTTCCGCACTTAGTGAGAATCGGCGACGGAGTATTAGGACAGCCAACATGGACAAATAGAGGTACAAACTTTACAACAGCACAATCTGAAGTTACTGGTGATGGATATGCAGACTTATACCAACCCGGTAACGTTATAGCAGCCGAAGGCTTAACTGCTGTTCCACAAGCTGGTTCAAATGTTGAAATAGCCGGAATAGCAGGAACATTCTTTAAACTTGTTGCTGTTAGAGATTTATCAGGAACTGGACCGTATAGAGCTACACTTCAATTATCGCCAGAAATTAGTATTACTGATGCTCCAGAGCACGGCGAAGGCTTAGAAATGCGTATACGCTATAGTCAAGTAAGATTAACTGGACACGATTTCCTAGATATTGGCACTGGTAACTTTGCAAATACTAACTATCCAGGTGTTCCTTTAATAGATCCAGATCCGCTTAAAGAAACAAACGACTTCAATGGCGGACGAGTATTTTACACAAGTACTGACCAAGATGGTAACTTTAGAGTTGGTGAATTATTTAGTGTTGAACAGGCAACAGGTGTTGCTACTCTTGACGCTGACGCATTTAATATCAGCGGACTACAAGAACTACAACTTGGCGCACTTAGTTTAGGCGGCACAAATGCTACAATTACTGAGTTTAGTACAGACGGTACATTTACTGCTAACAGTGATAATATTGTTCCAACACAAAAAGCGATTAAAACATATATACAATCACAAATTGGTGGCGGTGCAGGTGAACTAAATGTAAACCAACTTACTGCTGGTAATATAAGAATTAGTGGTGATACTATTACTAATACAGCCGAAACAGCGATAAATATAACTACTAATGTAAACTTTACCGGCGGAGTAACCGGCGATCCAGTTGCATTGAATTATTTTTTACTATCATAATGGAGAAAACATAAAATGGCCACAGGAAGATTAGCAGCAGTTGATGTAGCTGCAACAACAAATACAACCACGTATACTTGCCCAGCAAGCACATATGCTGTTGTATCAATAAATATATGTAACAGGGGTGCAGCATCCGCTGCAGTAAGGATTGCAATTGCAGACGCTGATTCGCCCACAGCAGGTGAATATATAGAATACGATGTTGATGTATTTTCAAAAAATGTTCTTGAAAGAACAGGAATAGTTCTTGCAGCTACACAACGTATTGTTGTATATTCAAGTGCAGCGAATATTAGTGCAGTAGTTGTCGGAATTGAAACAGCGGCATAAATACAATAGAAGAGGTATTATAAAATGGGAAGATATGTAACTCCACAAATTACAACAAGCAATTTAACAGCAAGTTATGCTGATTCAAATTCAACGTTTGACGGCGATTATTTAACAGCATACACTGCAAATGACGTTGTGTACTCAAGTATAACCTACGAAGATGTAGTCGGTGGCGCAGCAGCTTTCGGCGGTGTATTTAAAAGAATTACTGGTTGGACAGAAACTAACAGCGTAAATAATAGTACACAATCTATAGCAGTAAATTACGATGCTTCTAACAGAGTATCTAGTTTGACGATAACATAATTAGGAGCATAGCATGTCAGATCCAGCAGTATATAACGCAATATTAGAAGAAAATAAACTCTTGCAAGAATCTATTCAAACAGCAGGACTTGAAGTTGCGTTAGCAGCGTTAAGTAGTTGTCCTACAGATACTTCTAACTGGAGCTTGTTACCATTACTAGAGGACCCGGTAGGTTGTTTATGTGTTTATGATTCGGGCACCGGTCATTTAAGATGCGGACAATGTTGCAATTGGACTGTTCCAGCAGGAGCATCAAAAGCACAATTCCAATTATGGGGAGCAGGCGGCGGAACAGCAAATGGCATGTGTTGCGCAGGCAATTCGTTTGGTAGTACAGGAGCATTTGCTACCGTGATTATTGATGTAAATCCAGGAGACTCGTATACACTGTGTGCAGGTTGTGCATATTGTTGCTACGCATATTGCTCTGCGGCAAACTATACCACTGGCGACACAACCTATGTAAACGGCAACAACTTATCAGGTTTGTGTGCAATGGGCGGACGTTCAAGAATTAGTTGTACTATGAAAGATTATCACGGAAGTATTAGCCAATGTAGATGGAGAGGCGATAATTCTAGTGATAGCTCAGGACCTTGTCTTTGTGAAAGTGCAAGTTGGTACTGTTTTGATAATAGCTGTGCAACTTGTGGCACTATTCCGTTTGTTCCATCATCTACCCAAACATTTAAAGGCTCAGCAACTGGAGGAAATGTATACGGATTGCCTAGTATAGCAGGCGGCGGCTGTTTAGACCGTAACAATTACGGCTATCATACTCATCCTCCACTTATTGGCCCTTGTCACACACCACAGTCGAGTAGTTGCTGCTGCCAGACTTTTAGTAGTGGTAGTTGCTGCGGCGGTTGTAGATGCCGAACATGTTTTGGAAGAATGTGCTATCCAGGCGCAGGCGGCGCCGGAACACATATGATGGGCGGATCAATGTATTGGTATGGTGACGCAGGTAGAGGCGGCATGGTAAGAGTAACTTGGAAGTAACTTGGAATTAAAAGGATAACAAATTATGGGTAAAACATTTACAGTAAACGTTCCAGATCAATTATGGCTTAATAGTTGGACCGAAAATAAAACAGAGTCATACACATACGAAGGTCCTGACACTTGGAATGTAGTAGTTTGTGGCGAATCACTACTTGCATCAGAATGGTCAGAGGAGGCTTTGGAAGCTGCACCCAATACTAAAGATATTGTAGTTACAGTTGACGCAACAGATGATTCAAATCTTCCGGTAGCATATTTTATACACACTCAAGGTATTGAGCACGAATATACTGAAGAAGACGAAACAAATCATGATGATTCGGTATATAAAAAAATTACTAATCCTTTAATACATGACTATTTTGATATAGGCTACGATAGTGAAACAGGATTACATTTAACACCAATATATAAAAATACAAAGACTATTGCTGAAGAAAAGGCAGAACAAAGACTTGCGTATGTAAAAAAATACAATGATGTTTACGATTTTGACGCAGATGCACAAGCAATTATTGATACGTTTTTAACATCAATGACTACATATATGTCAACGATGGCAAGCGTTTATCCATGGAAATATACAACAATAGACGAGAATGAAATTCCAAAAATTCCTGCATCTATCGTAACTATTTTTAATACATTACCAGAAGTCGAATAAGGAGTTTACAATGAGTGACGTTATATTATATGCGGCATTAAAAGAAAATCAAAGATTAAATACAGAGTTATTAACTCTTAAAACCGGCGGCGGCGGCGCAGCCGGCGCTGCTTCTACTACCCCTGATATATTATACAACTGTAACGGTTGTTGGAACGGCTCTGCGGAGATTCCAGAGGCAAATCGAGGTGTATATACTAGATACGAAATAGTAGGAAGTACTAACTATTGGATACACTATTGTTCGTCATTAAACTTTGGATTTGCAGGAGCTTGCAGCGGAAGTTGTCAGGATAACTTTGCTCAATACTGTTGTACTCACTGCTCTTGCGGCTGGATTGGTGATGTCAAATGTAATAACGGTACAGAACGTTATGATTGTGCTGGAACAATTCCTTGGATTTTTGGATGTAGTAGCGGCTGTATGACAGCTTGTAGACAAGGTGGCATGATGTGGAATATTGGCTTAGCGGCAAATAACGCTTGTTGCGGAGACGACCGAGGATTCCATTATTGTTCTGCAACCAGTAACAACGGCTCCACAGTGATGTGCTGTTCTGGTGTAAGAAACTCAGGTTATGGATATTCATGCTGCGGCGGCGAGCCAAGTTGCTTAAAATCTATATGTTTAACAACACAGGGCTCTGGTAATCCATTTGGATGTCAAGCTAACGTAACTATAATGGGTTACGGCAAGATAACGCCATAATATAACGTATATAGGAATTAATAATGACAAAATCAGAATTTTACAAAAAATGGTATAGTACTAGACTTGAAAATCAATCACTACAAGAGAACGGATATCCTAATGTTTCGTTTAAAGGCGACTTAATATCTACTGAAGAACAATGGCAAGAGTTTTTAGAAGCTGAAATTGAACTAGATGAATTTAAAAAACTCAGTGCCGAAGCTGCCGAAATGTTAGGTGAAGAATATGTACAACCATATACACAAGCAAGAATTTATCCAGATTTAACTGAACAACTAGACGGCGTATATAAAAGCCTAAAAGCAATTAAAGATTCTGGCGTTGACCTTGGAACCGAAGGCAATGCATATATAGATTCTATTACCGCAGTAAAAGAAGCAAATCCTAAAAACTAAAGTTATAACAGTTAAAAAACTTTAACCACTTTCATCCTCTATGCTAGTTTGTACTAATAAGTAATAGCAAGCATAGAGGATTTTTTAATGAAAAAAGCATTTTTTATCAACGGCGGCGCTGGTAGAGTTCTTTGTAGTATACCTGCATTAGAATATTATAAAGAACATACTGACCCTGATGTTGTTATCGTTGTAGAAGCATGGCAAGAACTTTTTCTTTCTACAAGTTTAAGAAAAAACGTATACACCGGCAATGGAGGTGATTTATTTAATCTATTAAAAGATAGAGAAATAGTAAGCCCTGAGCCTTATAGACTAAATGCATATTATAATCAGCGTGTTAATTTAATACAAGCATTTGATATGTTGATTAACGGTGTTGATGATACTGTTGAGGGCAAGCCTATAAATTTAGATTTAGGAAAAGCTGATCAAATATATGGGTATAATTTAGTTAATCAAGTTAAGCAACAAATGAAAAAAGAAAAAATGATTGTGTTCCAGCCATTTGGAAGTGGTGCTAAAATGGAAGGTAACTTCATTTACGACACAAGTGGTAGAAGTTTTGAATTAAAAGATATTTTTAGAACTGTTGAAGAATTATCAAAAGACTATGCTATAATACTAATGACTCAAATTCACATACCTTCAGATCAGCCCATGGGTGCAGCAATACCAGATAATGCATCTTTATCACAATGGATGGGTATTGTAAATGCAGCAGACTATTTCCTCGGCTGTGATAGTATGGGTCAACATTATGCACATGCATTAGGTAAGCCGGCTACTGTAGTAATAGGCTCTACATTTCCAGAGAATATAAGTTATCCTGGAAATAAAGACTTTACTATTATAGACAATGCTAAACAAACACGCACTTATCAGCCATTTAGAATTACAGGAGATCCTGTATCAGAAAGAGACAACGAAGATAATATGATTTTAACAGATGAAAATTTTGAAATAATGATTAAAAGTGTAAAAAATAAATTAGGAACAGGAACCAAAAATTCAATATTTGGATCTAATTTGTCAAAAGATGAAAACCAACCTTTTAAAAATAAGACAGGAGGTAAAGCATAATGGATAGTGGTTATATTTTAGGCATTGCTAGAGGTCATAATGCAGGAGTTTGTTTATTAAAAGATGGAGAAATTGTTTTTGCTTTAGAAGAAGAAAGATTGACTAGAGCAAAATACGACGGCGGCCCTTATGCAACAATGATAAAAGTAAAAGAGTATACTGATAAAGTAGATGCTATTGTAATATCACATACGCAATCATTACAAGATACAGCAGGCAAAGTAGATTTTAGTGGCGACGATGTGTATACAGGATTGGCCCGCAAACTAGGACTTATATCTCGTAAAGAAAATAATCACGATCATCCTCAAGTATTTGATTTAAGTGCTCATCATCATAAAATACACGCAGCTTGCGCATTTTATAGAAGCGGATTTGATGAAGCTGCTGCTGTGATAGTAGATGGAGCCGGAACAGTACACCCTGCACAATCAGGTAGCATTACTACTGCTGCATGGGAAGTAGAAAGTATATTTGATTGTTCTTATCCTGATTACATAAAAACAATATATAAACATTTTGGATCACGAGACCCTATTCCTACAGTTATACACAATGAGGTTTCGAGTGAAAGATATGGTGAAGACGGAAGTCATACAGAGATAATTAGTGGACACGCCGGCATTGTTAAGGTATATGAAGCTGCTACTGAATATTGTGGTTTTACTGCTATTGAAGCAGGAAAAGCAATGGGATTATTTCCATACGGCGAACCAAACGATAAAATTCCTCCGTTGTTTAATAAAGATACAAAATTTCCGTTATCAAATAAGAATGTAATAGTTCCTACATATCCAAACGGCGCATTTGTTAATCTTTTTAATTACAGTGAATTATCAAAAGAAGGTGCAGAGTATGACCCAGATTTTGATTATACTAAACTGAAATCAAGAAGAGATATGGCATATGCTTGTCAAAAAGAAACACAAGCACAAGTACTTGATTTAATTAAAACTGCTGCTAAATTAACTGGTAAAAATAAAGTTGTAGTTAGCGGCGGATATGGATTAAACTGTGTTGCTAATTATGAGTATTTAAAAGACTTAAGAACTGAAGGTATTGAATTGTTTGTTGAGCCTATTTCAAACGACGGCGGCACAGCTATCGGTGCAGCACTATTATATTACCATAGTATTCATAAATCAGATCTACGTAGATCAAGGGAAATATATTTAGGACCTCAGTATCATTATACTGATGAAGAAATTTTAGATTTAGCTTCAAAATACAATGGTATAGTTACAGATGCAACGCATACAGATGTTATTGAATTAATGACTAGCAAAAATATTGTTGCTAACTTTCAAGGTAGATCAGAATCTGGTCCACGTGCGTTAGGTAATCGTAGTTTAATGTTTGATCCGACATTTGAAGACGGCAAAGACTTTGTTAACGAAATTAAACGCAGAGAATATTTCCGGCCGTTTGCTGGATCTATTCTTGCTGAGGATGTACACGAATGGTTCGATTTGCGGGGCATGGAAGATAGTCCTCATATGATGTATGCTGTTAATTGTCAACCTGGAGTTGCTGAAAAAATTCCTAGCATTATTCATGTAGACGGTACATGTCGTATCCAAACTGTGACTAAAGAAGAAAATCCTCATTACTATGATATTATTAAAGAATTTAAAGAAAAAACAGGTTGTCCTATTATCTTTAATACAAGTTTTAATCTAGGCGGTGAGCCTCTAGTTGAAACACTTGAAGATGCATTATGGACTCTACAAGAATCAGATATTGAATATCTTTACTTGCCTGAGTATGGAAAATTAATTACAGTTGGAAATTGGAAGATTGCGTAAAATAAAAAAGGACACAGATAATAATGTGTCCTTTTTTTATTAAAAATTAATATCCTGGAACAAATGCAGACTCACCGCGGTCTGTTGCAATATGATATTCAGATATTTGATTTTCTAAAAATTCTGTATTATTTTTTGATATTATTTTTTCTTCAAAACTAGTTGTTAGATCTAATATCTTATTATTTGTAAAAGTATTGTATAATTTGTCTTCTAATATTTTATGATTATTTTTTGTAAGATGTCCTGCTCTTCTATCTATAGTATTAGAAAACTTATTATAAAACCATTCTGTATCTTGTTTACTTTTAAATTCATTATAGCAAACATCAAACAGACTTCCTTTAACAGTATATCTATGACTTACTGGAAATCCATCATGTTCAAATCCAGGAATTGCTATAAGATTCCAGTTAAATTTATCTGTCATATAGTGAATAGATCCTAACATTTTTTTAAAATTTAATTGTGACTTTCTGTAAAACTGTAAATTATTAGCATACCCTACAATAGCATTGTATTGATCTCTACTTACATGCTTATGTAGATCGTCTACGTAAAAATTTGAAAAAGTTGGTTGCTCTTCAATTAACCATTCTCTACTTGAAGATGATGTAATTACTATGACATAATCTTGAGGACTTATTTCCTCGGCATGTAAATCGATTTCATGATGTATATAATCATTACCAACACCCCATTGAGAAAAGTTTTTATACTCAGTACAATTTAATCGTTTTCCTAAACTGTATGCCCAAAACCAAGGAGTAATTTTTTGATTATTATTTGCTAAGTGCGTTCCGTAACTATCACCAAAAATCCAAATTTTAGACATTATAATATTTCCTCAAAAATTCACTGGTCAAATCTAAATTTCTCCTTTTTTATGAGTATAATGTCTATTTTAAGATTAATTGATTAATAGGATTTTTTAAAGTAGAGTTAGCATTTGTTAGTTCTCCTTTTAGAAAGACATTAAATGCCAAACAATACCTCTTTAAATCCGAAGTACATTGAGTTGTGGCATGTAATAGTCCGGAAGGAAATATATATAAATCGCCGGTCTTAGGAGATAATTGCCATTGGGTTGCATTAAAAATATTCCATGCTACTGGCACTGGACAAATGGCTGTAGGAAATATATTGTGCTTGTAAGGACTATCAAGAAGAAATACACTTTCGTCATCATCTGGACAATCAATATAAAATACTCCAGAGAATAAACTATTTCCGTGTTCGTGCATGGAGGCATAATCTCCTCTGTCATGTACAGTAACCCAAGAAGTAGTAATTACGGCTTCTATTTTTTTATCAATACATAGGACGTCATACACATAACTATTCACAGATTGTAGTATTGATGATTTTAAGTCTTTATAAATTTCTTGATCTAAAAAGTAAGTATTTTCAGTTATCCATCCTGTATCAGATGACATTCTGTAGAATTCACTATTTTTGACACTGCTTAATGTGTTTTTATCAAGTTTTAATGATGAAACATATACTGGTGTAGAAAACAACGGCATTACATCGTGATTATTTTGCATCATAATATCTCCAATGTTCCGTAGCTATCACCGAAAATCCATAAGTTACCTTTTTTCATAATAATACTTATATATTGTATGAGCATAAATACTATAAAGTGGAACCAAGAACATGATTGATATTACAAAATACTTTAGCAGAGGTTTAAAAACCAGTATACAAATGAAAGACAACGGGTCGTTTTCGCATAACGGTCCTTGGAAACAAGTGTATACGGATACCCAAGTTGCCCGATGGCACAGTGGAGAATTTTCGAGCGCAGAATTTACTATCAGCATTGATTATAATACAACTCAAAAAGAAATTATAAAGTGTATAGTATGTAATAGCGCAGAGTATGCAAGTTTAGCTATAATAGGAAGAAATAATTTAGGTACTAATTTAGTAGAATTAAGTGTCACTGCAAATTCGTCTTACGTAGAGTTACTGATCAATCCTGCAGATGCAGCATACCAAGGAGCTAAGTTTATACACACTGCACAATATTTTAGAAACCAAAATCCTCTAACTCCGTAATGTTGTTAATTGATAAATACTGTAGATGGAGTAATATATGTCAACACTAGTAAATACACCGTTTAGGTCAAAATATGGGTTTGAAAGTACCGGCTTTGAAGTAGATAGCTTAGGTAATATTTCTGCTAAGTCTATCAGTTTAGTTGATGCTACAGAAGTACCAGACTCGGATCTCCCTGCTGACAACGCATTTAGTGAAGTTGGTGGAAATTTTCGACTGAGCGGAAATGCAACTGATAATCCAGGATTTACTGTTTTTCGAACTAAGACAGTAACAATTGATCTTGATTTAACTACACTTAATTTTAATATTTATTCAGACGCTGGATTTACTACTTTATACAGTTTAGGATTAACACACGATAGCGGTGACACTGGCGTAGATGTACAAGGTAAAACATCTGGAAGAATTGCTTGGACTGTTCCCCTAGAAGCTCCTGATACTTTATATTATGCAAACACAGCCGGAACTGTGTCAGGTACTATTACAATTGAAAATGCACCTAGCGCATTCAGTGAAGTTGATATAACATCGACGATAGCAAGTACTAGTACAACTACTGGAGCACTTACAGTCGCAGGTGGCGCAGGCATTGCAGGCGACCTTAACCTAGGCGGAAATTTAAATATTCAAGGAATTGGCATCCCTGCATTATCGTCTAGTACAAATTTAGATTTATCAGCAGGAAATAAAATAGTTGTAAAAATTAATGATGTACTGTTAGGAAGTATTGGTGCAACCGGCTCCGCACTTCCGGTAGTTGACACTACTATAAATAACACTACAATAGGTTCAACAACTCCGGCAACAGCAGCTTTTACTTCGGCTACAGTTAGTAGCGAACCCACAGCTAACAGTGGAATAGCAAACAAACAATATGTAGATCGCACAGCGGTAGCATTAGCAATAGCATTTGGATTATAAAACATGGCAAAAACACAAATAAAAAATTACGTATTCAAACCAGGATTAGGTGCTACAGACAATTTATATCCTAATGCTTATAGCTTAATAAATGCAAATAAATCATTTATACAGAAAGAAATGAGTGCATATATTGCAGATAAAGTAGCAGCAGCCGCACAATATACCCCCACTGGAGCTACGTATGCGCCTGCTACAGGTGTATTAACATTAACAATAGGCACACACAACTTTAATGTTGGAGATGCAATTATAATTGCAGACGGTGGATTAACGTTTACCAATGCAAGCGCAGGCGCTGTTCCATTTTTTGATAAAGCACTAATAATTACAGCAGTTTCGGCGAATACTAGTGTTACAGTTAACGCAGGTATATCAACTGATCTTACTGCACACTCGTGGGTAAGTTCTGTAGCAAACGCAACGCAAGACGTATTCTTTAACTACACAAATACTAGTGTATTAAAATGTGAACGCGATGTTGGATATGTTGTTGATGCATATTTAAAAGATTTACGTTATGGCGGAAATCAAAACGTATACAATACCATTAAGTATTATTGGGATCAAACAGTTGCACAAGTAGACGGAGATCGCGGCGCAGAACTTTCTGCACATAATTTTATTGGTAGATTAATTAAAGATTATATTCTTACTAAAACATCTTATACTGCATCTAATACAGAAGTTACACAAACTATAACAGGAACCGCAAGCGAAACTACTGCACAATTTACTCCGTCTGGTGCAACATATACTCCTACAACAGGTGCTATGTCTATAACAATAGGCGAACATACGTTGGCAGCAGGCGACGAAATACATATTGCACCAGGTGGCATAACATTTACTTGTGCATTAGATGGTGGTGCAACACTACATCCGTATCCAAGAGCAGTTGGTGTTCCAAATACTAAAGGTAAAGATCCTTACTATTATGCTCCAATTACTATTACATCAGTTACGTCGACTACAATTACTGTCAATGTTGGTATAAGTTCTGATACTAGTTTACACACATTTAGTAGTGCAGTTGCAAATAGTATAACCGCTGGACCAAGTGCTAAAATTAATACCTTAGTGTTTAATACCGTTGATGTTATATCTAATGGTCTTAATGCATTGCCTAAATTTATTCATACTGGTGTAGGCACAATTAAAATACAAGGCAGATATGACTTAGATCAGTTGATATTAATTACTAATGTAACATCTAATGATATTATATATAATTTTAGTGCACCAGCCACAGGCGGCTTAGTTAGTCTTAAAACTGATAAAGTATCTGAAGATACAGATTTTGTCAAATATTTAGAAACAACTGATGCTATTACAACAATTACTTTAAATTACGATACTTCTGGGCATTCATCGACAGACGACCTGCAACTTTTTGTAGAAGAACTAGAAAACGGCAAAAGTGTAGTAACTACTAGACCTTATGATTTTGGCACAGATGCAATTGAACGTTTAAGAATTGCGCAACCTCAATCAATGCTCGACGCTGACTTTGAATATGGATTACAGCCTACTAAATGGGCTGCTATTGCAACAATGAGAGGTTATCCTTCAGTATACGAAGTACCGGGAACAGATACTCCAGTTTTATCAGTGGTAACTGATGCAAGTGCAGGCACAGACGGAATTGGCCAAAGTTTAATTACTGTAACTACAGTAGGGCCACATAATATTCCAGTAGGTACGCCTATAACTATTAAAGCACTAGAAGATAGCGTGAATGGCGCAGCTCGAGCAGAAGGTAGTTTTGTGGTTGTAGAAGCTCCAACAACTAATACCTTTACATATTATGCAAAATCTAAAGTTGGTACAGTTAATCCAACTACTCTTTCTACAACATATACACAACTAAGACAGGCTGCATTTTATACAGGTGCGGCTATTGGCGAGCCAACAGTTACAGTTGTAAGTAATGGTAGTGCAGGAACTATGGTAGCTGAATTAGATATTGCATCAGGAAGTACAATTATACCGTTTGACGGACCATCTCCAGAAGTTGGTTCTCCATTAACAAATGCAAATATTCCAACAGGTTCTCAGGTTACTAGTATTGTAGATACTAGTGCAGGCGGCGGCGAATACATTACGCCTTTAGTAACAACAAGCCTATTAGGTGGCGAAACTAGCATTACTGTTGACGATGCCACAGGAATTGTGCCTAATCTTGCAATAGATAGAGGCGACGGAACCGCTATATACGTTAACAGTGTTGCAGGTTCAACAGTAAATATGTCAGGCGAATTCGTTGGTGCGCTTACAGCAAATAATGAATCATATACAAATATTGCTCCGCAACCAAATGATCCAGCTGGTGTTAATTTATTAGTTAATATTACTACTGGTGGCGGATCGTACACATTATCTGGAATTCAAAACTCAGGTGAAAACTATCAAATTGGTGATAGAATCCTTATAGTAGGAACAGACCTCGGCGGCACATCACCTACTAATGATCTTGTTATGGTAGTAGATACTGTTGATAGTGCAAACGGAATTGCTACAGTAACTTTAACTGGAAATGCAGTTACTGGAGCAGAAACTTATAGTAATGTTTCGGGAACTTATCTAAGCGGCACTGGTACACAGGCAGCATTTGATATTAGCTATCTTAATAATGTTTATACTGTTGTTGATGTAACATCACCTGATCTATCAGCAGGCTATCAAGTAGGTGATGTTGTAGTAATTAATGGCGCAACTATAGGCGGCACAGCTGTCACACACGATATAACAATACAAGTAGATAGTATCGGAGCAGGCGGCGGCATTGTAAGTGTAACAGCTACAGGTACAGCACCAGATGCAGCGTTATCATTTAATAATCCGTCTAGTAGTACTAACTCCGTTAGCGGCACCGGAATTCAATTTAATATTGACACTTCAGGATCAACTTATAGTGCAACAATAATAAATGATCCTGCTGACGGTCTACCATATGGCGACAATTACTTGCCCGGAGAAACCGTAACTGTTTTAGGAACGGAACTTGGAGGCGCGACACCAGCTAATGATTGTACAATTACAATTGATAATGTCAACGGCAACGGTGCACCTACAGCAGTATCAGTAACTGGAACAGCATATAACGGCAATTCTTTCACTGGCAGATCTAGTGATAACCGTCTTGGCTCCGGAGCAGAATTTGATATTGTACTCGCAGTAGGAGCTTACACTCCAACTATTGCTACAGCAGGCACTGGATATAATGTAGGTCAAAAATTTGTCATCCAAGGCGGCACTGATGTACCAGGAACTAGTCCAGCTAACGATCTTACTATAACTGTTACAGCCGTCGATGACATTAGTACAGGCGTTATTACAGCAATAAGTCATACAGGTACAGCAGTAACTGGAACAGCAACTTTTAATGGTGTTACGGGAACAACACAACCGCTTGAAGGATCTGGACTAAGACTAGATATTACTAGAGCAGCCGGAACTTATAGCAGTGTAACTATTAACGACGGCGGCGCTGATTACAGCGTAGGAAACTCCTTTACTATCGAAGGTATTAATTTAGGCGGCACATCGCCGATAAATGATGTGTATGTTAGAATTACAAGTGTAGACGGTTCTGGCGCTGCTACAGCAATAATTGACGAAAGCGATTCAGCTCCAGCTGGACATCAATTTACGTTTATTAGTACAGTAGTTGTTACAGATGCCACAAGTGGTCCAATTTCTAAAAACGCAACAATTACATACGGCGCTTTGGCAACATTAGAAATTACATTAAATAATGCACATGGGCTTGTTCCAGGAGACACATTTATTGTAACTTCTGCATCAGACGACGGAGTTAACAATCATGCATTATCAGCAGGATCATTCTTTGCTACAGATATACCTGCCGTAAACAAATTAAGATATCAAGCAAGAGCAACTGGAACAATTGATGCAACAACATCTAGTATATTAGGCACATTGTATTCAAGACCTGACAGCTTCTTTGTTCACAGACCATATGACGGCGGTGTACAGTTAGGTACAGGCGGTCCGCAGCACGGAGCGCAAGCAATTCGTCAAAGTAAAAAGTATATTCGTTACCAGTCAGGTAAAGGCATTATGTACACAACAGGTGCTCTGTTTGCACCAAGTTACGATTTACGCAGTCTAACAGCAGACGGTGTAGAAGTAGGATCACTAATTACAATTGAAACAGATGATAATGATCACGGCGTACAAGTTGGTGGCATTGTTAGAATTCTCGGAGTAGAAACTCCTGGATATAATAGTGGTAGTGAAACTGCTGTGCCGCCACAGTTTGATTACACCGTAGAAAGTGTAATTGATGAACGTACATTTACAGTACGAGCACAGCGTAGACTAGGCGCAACTACCGCTATACTAGGCTTTGGCTCACAGATGAGCGTTGTTGCTTGGCACGGAGCTACAGTACGTTCAGGTATCTTTGATGATCAAAACGGTATTTTCTGGGAATTTGACGGCACACAAATTAGTGTAGCACAACGTACAGGTACAAGACAACTTGCAGGAACAATTGCACTAAACGTAGATGATAACTTAGTAGCAGGAACAAACACTAGATTTTTAGATCAATTAAAAGCAGGTGACAGAATTATTATTAAAGGTATGACGCACGTTGTAAGTCATGTCAACAGTCAAACTGAAATAACAGTTACGCCAGACTTCCGCGGAGTTGTAAACATTAGTGGCGCTAAGGCTAACCTAATTGTAGATAAGAAAACAAAACAAAAAGACTTTAACTTAGATACACTAGACGGTACTGGCCCAAGTGGTTACGATATTGACATTGCTAAAATGCAGATGATTGGTATTCAATACAGTTGGTATGGTGCTGGTTTTATTGACTTTATGCTACGTGGCGCAGATGGTAACTTTGTGTTTGCACACAGAATGCGTAACTCAAACGTAAACACAGAAGCGTTTATGCGTTCAGGTAACTTGCCTGTACGTTATGAAGTTAGTAATGAAGGTCCTTCAGGCAAGTTAAGAGAAGCTTTAGATATAAGTCAAGTTACAATACCATTAACAGACAGTAGTTTCTTCCCAGATTATGGTACAGTTTATATCGATAATGAAATTATGACATTTACTAGTAATGACAAAACTACTAATACACTAACAGGTGTAACTCGTGGCGCAACATTTACAAACTTTCAAGCAGGAGCAACACGAAGCTATACAGCTGCTGCCGCCACAACACACACTGATCGAACAGGTGTTGTGCTAATATCACAAACTATTACACCATTGATTAGTCACTGGGGTAGTGCGTTTATTACAGACGGCATGTTTGACGATGATCGAGGATATATTTTCTCATACGCTGAGAATCAAGTAAACGTTAGTACTACTAAACAAAGTGCTTTCTTAATTAGATTATCACCAAGTGTATCAAATGCACTTATTGGTGATTTAGGTGAAAGAGAACTACTAAACAGAGCACAGTTACTACTACAGGGTATTGAAGTTACATCAGACGGCACAGACGGAACTAATGATATCGTAGGAGGTATTGTTATTGAAGGAATTCTTAATCCGCAAAACTATCCACTTAATCCAGCAGACATTGGTTGGACAGGACTAAGCGGGGTTGCACAAGGTGGTCAACCAAGTTTTGCACAAATTGCTTCCGGCGGTAGTGTTAACTGGTCAACTGGTGATGCTGCAACAACAGCAACAGCTACATCACAAAGTTCAATTAGTGCAGATATTAATTCAGGTATATATAACAGTCCAAATAATAGAAATTATGTATACATTGATACAGCAGATTATCAAACTACATTCGGAACTACAGGCAGAGGCCCTGTTTTAGGTAAAACTATTACAGGTAGTAATATTAGAGCAAATACTACTATTACTGATGTGTATATCAGTGGCAGCTATGGTTATTTTAGATTAAGCCGAAATACTAATGGTCAAACATCATCCGGAACTGTAGGTGCGTTTTCAGTGTTAACTGCCAATGAAGCGTTGGTTAATAGAAACTTTGCATATTTTGCTAAAGCAAGTTTTGAAGCATCGGGTGCAGGGATTGGCACAGAACTATCCAACGGCGGCAGTGTTACATTCCCAGCTAACACATTGATCAACAGTGTTGACTTGTTAGACTTCGGCGGCACAGAGTACTATGAAGTGCAGTTTAATAATGCGTTTATTGGTACACTAGCAGTGGGCTCAGGTACAGTAGAATTTACGTTTGTGCAACCACCGTATGCACAGCCTGGAGAAACAGTATTCTCATTCATTGCAACACCAGGTGAACGTGCTAGTTTAGACTTATCGCAGTTGAAAGAGCTTACAAACACGCCGCTAGGTGGACGAGGAACATATCCAAATGGTCCAGATGTACTAGCACTTAACGTGTATAAAGTTGGCGGAGTCGCAACTGATGCAAATATTATTCTAAGATGGGGCGAAGCACAAGCCTAAAGGGCTTGTGCAAACTCCCAAAGATTATCAAACACAAGTGTTTGTTTTTTAATCTGTTTGTATGCGTGTTTGTTTAATTGTTTTTCAGTTTCTAAACCATAGCCAGTTCTAACTAGTATAGGCTTAGCACCTATTTTGTAAGCAGCCTTTAAGTCACTAAGTTTGTCACCAACAAAAAAACCTTTTGAAAATTTAATAAATGAATGTTCTTTTTCGCATCTTTTAAACATTCCTATATTTGGTTTAGCGTATATATCCTGTTTTCTACTACTGGTACTATAATATATTGCATCAATACTAGGACATCCTGCTTGTCCTAAAAGCTGTAGCATTTTATTATGCACTTGTTCTACATCATTAGTAGTCATTAAACCTTTTTCTATTCCGCCTTGATTAGTAATAACTGCTATTCTATGACCCTTAGATCGTAGTAGTGCAACAGCTTCTAAACTGTTGGGTATAGGTTGAAAATATTCAGGGGAAGTTACATATGTGCCTAAGTCTACATTAAGCACACCGTCACGATCTAAGCCAACAACTGGTTTATTGTAATCATTATTAGTATTAGTATTAGTATTATTACTACTAAATTCTGATCCAGTATTACCTACAAACGCATTATCTAAAACACTTCTAGCCATTTTTTTCCTTTGACGTTTGACTATCTCCAGGAGCAACTCTATAGTTGTCCTCTACGCTGTCTGCTGTTGACACTTCAGTAATACTAGAACTTCCCTGTAGACAGATTAATCTATGTGGTTGTAGTGGAGGGTTATGCCAGACATCGCCTTCGTTTAATTCTTTTTCATACAATCCGGCATTTGTAGTATCAATCCATTGTACTTTAAATTTACCAGTATTTACAAACCATGTTTCTTCTTTTTCTCGATGAAAATGCATACTAAATTGAGCACCTTCTTTCTCAAAGAACATAATTTTTCCACAGTACTTGTCAGTGGATGCCCAAATTAATTCGTAGCCCCATCCTTTAGGAACAACTCCGCTAAGTCTAGTTGGTTCATTTTCCATTAATATAATCCTCTATGTTTGTCCACTGCATATCTACTACACTATTTAAATTAGTTAGATCTGCACAGGTATAACTTTGGTATTGTGATTTCATGTTATCTGGCATTGGTATGTATTCAATGTCGCCGCCGTGTTTGTTGACAATCGATTGCGCTACTGTTTCAAACCTTACTGGACGTCCTGTACCTACATTAAAGATGCCTGATTGATCTACATCAAACATTTTTTCATGTAGTCTACATATATCGTCTACACATACAAAATCTCTAAGATAATTATTACTATCTTCAAATAACTTAATTACACCGTTGTCTTTAGCTTGATATGCAAATTTAGTATACGGACTTGCTTGATCACCTTTGTGTTCTTCGCCTTCCCCGTAAACATTAAAGTAACGGAAGCCTTGTATTTTAATGGCAAATTCATCTATGTATTGATTTATAAATCTATCAAACAAATACTTTGACCATGCATACGGCGATTGCGGTAATAACGGACCGTTCTCAGTAAAATGTGTAGTTGGACCGTAAACACTTGCACTAGATGCATATTGTAAATTAGTACCAAAGTTTTCACATATTTGTGCTAGTCTAACACTGAACTCAAAATTTTGTTCTAGTATTTGATTCACATCAGTAAAGGTAGTTGAACTAATTGCACCCAAGTGTATACACCAATCATAGCCTTCAGTATGTGGAAGCACACCTGGCTCCCATTCCCATCCTTCTACTTCGTGTCCTTGTTGCTGTAAATAACTTGCAACATTTTTTCCAATAAATCCTTGATTTCCTGTAACTAAAATTTTCATTTGCTGTTCTCTATAATCTGTGTTGTTGAATACCCGTTTACTGTAGGAATAATATGTACGTTGGCTAAGTCATGTCCCACAACAGTTTCAACAGTATAATCTCCGCCTTTTACAATTAAGTTGGGCTGTATATGTTTAATTAACTCATAAGGAGTATCTTGTTCAAAAACGTGAACTTCGTCTACCCATGGTAGTATAGATATTTGTTCAACACGTTTTTCTATATTGTTTACTGGACGATCGTTGCCCTTTAGGCGTTTTACACTTGCATCTGAATTAAGACCAACCACAAGTTTGTCGCCTAAGCTACGTGCTTCTTTTAGTAAATTAAAATGTCCTGTGTGCATAATATCAAACACACCGTTTGTAAAGATTACACGTTCTTCAATATCATTGTGTGTAAGTATATGTGTACCTACGTGCTGTACTGCACGTCTAGAGCCCTTTATAGCAAGTTCTAAACATTGCGTATAATCATAATTCTTAGTTAAGCCGTATACAAATGCAGCTGAGAAACAATCGCCTGCACCAGTAACATCTGACACTTCTACTTGTGCAACAGGCAGATTATAATCAACACCGTCTATACTAGCAAGTACATTATCGCCAGCATTAGTAGTAATAATATTACCTTGCCACTGACAAAAACCAAACTTAGTAAATTCAACATTGTTAGGTTTTACTAACCATGCGTCTTTGTATTGGGTTGCATGTTCTTTAGGATCTACAATAATCTTACAATCAAACTTATTAATATGTTCAATAATTCTTAGAGATTCGTCTAGTACACCTTTGTTATAATCACTTAATATTACATAATCGTAATCACTAAAATCTCGTGATAGAATATAATCAAGGTATTGTTTACTGTCTGCGTGATAATCGTTATCAATGCGTGTGACATAATGTCCATCACAAATCACTCTAGTTTTGACACTTGCTTCGTCAAAGATATCAACTAATTCAACATCAACACCTAAACTTTTAAGATTCTCATATACAAGTCCTGCGCCGCCAATTGTTTGAACTTCACGGTTATATGTTACAACAGGGACAGGAGCCTCAGGACTTATCCGAGTGCTTGTACCGTAAATATATGTGTCGATGATTATGTCGCCAAGAACTAATACTTTCATAGTTTTATTATACTTTCTTTTGTATTATTTGTCAAGAAGATTTATAGTTTGGAATACAGTCTCTAATTTAGATAAGTTGACTTTACTTTGAAGTGTATTGCGCAAACCATGATGTAAAGGTTTTGGCCATTTGGTAAAACTACACCAAGCATATCCGTTATGCTCGTCATTTAATATAGGAATAAATTCAGATTGTACTACACATAGGTATGTATGAAAGTGAAACTTACTATCTGCACTAATGAAACTTTCTAAAGGCAATGTTTTTCTAATATCAGGCACACTACCAATTTCTTCTGAAATTTCTCTTTTAAGACCTTCCCAAGGAGTTTCTAAACCTTCGTTAGTACCTCCTACAAGCCCCCACATGTTGTTACGTTTGCCTTTGGCTCTGTGTAAGAAAAGGAATCTATTAGTATCTAATGTGTAGAATAATGCTCCACTACATGTAATCATATTAGTCATACATATAGTTAGCCAGTCAAGTCTATTCTCCATGTCCCAACTGGATAATCACCGTCTACAGATTTTAGCCATTCGTCGTCTTTAAACTTGTATTGAGTATTGGTATTAAGGTTAGTAGTGTATATTGTATCTGTAGCAGAACTTGCATCAAACACAATTACCCATTTAGTTCCGTCCCATTCAATAATATCATTTGCGCTTGCTACTATCCCGCTACCGTCATTGTTTTGCCAAGCAACTGGAAATTGTGTAGCAGTACTACTAGGATCGCCTATATCGTCTAATAATAATAAACGTAATCCAGAAGTTTTAATACTTGTCGGATTGTAACTTAACGGATTAATAATATAATCAATGCTAGTTCTATTACTTATAATAGTGTCAGAGGGAAAACTGTCTGCATCCCAATTAACATTAATTATAGTTTCATCAAACGGATTAAGGGTAAACGTACCAGTTGAAGTACTGTCATTGTCGATGCTTCTAAAAAATACCCTAGCTACATCAGCAGCATATGTTCCTGGAAGTGCTATAAATATTTCTCTCCAATTTTTAACACCAACTGCACCGTTTGATATTAATCTCACTGTGTCACCGTCTACATATGCTCCGAATGTATTAAAATTAACATTAGCAGTTTCGCCTGCAATGTCTGTGCTTGCTTTCCGTCCTCCACTAGTTTCTACAGTACCAGGTTGAGCGTAATCATCATATTGGTTTAATTGCGGAGCACTTATACCAGAATCAATATCGCCTCTAGACTCATCAAACATCGAAGTAATAATATTTGTAATAACTCCCATCTTTTTAACTTTGGTAGGCGGACTAATGTATATTGGAATACTAAATGTAAGTGTTGCTATGTCAATTTCACTATCAATACCTACAGGAATACTACGATTAGACCATGTTACATTTTCTAAATTTACAACAGTTATACTAGTCCAGTCGACAAAGTTATCAGTAGTTTGCATTTCTAAACTAGGATTGAATAATACTAGTATTTGCTCTAGAAGTTGTAATTTTTGATCAGTATTACTTGCCCAAATATCTGCATTTAACCGCATCATATACGGAGTTGGTATTAATCTTTCAACTGTATAGTTTTTGCCTTGATAGTTTTCGTATTCGCCTGTTTCTTGGTTAAATGCTCGTTCTCTAATTGCAGTTTTACGAGTATATGTTGCGTCTGCTAAACGATCTTTATCTAACTCTAATCCTGTTAAGTAAACTGCTATTCGAGGAACTGTTGGAAGTTTGTTTTCACTGTTTTCTCTAATAATACTTGCTACTTGCCTAGTTAAATCTCCGTAAGTAACTGGTACGTCTTTAATTGTACCCTTTCCGTCTTTTACTGGAAAGTTACTGAGTATACGCATCATCTGCGTAGTATATCTTCTTATTTGTCCGTCATAAAAATGTAGCATTAATTATCTGCCTCTGGCTTACGTGGACGCAATGCTTTCGACAAACTCTGTCTTTCTGGCACTGCTTCGCCGTCAATTGTATTTGATGCAGTATTATTAATAAACGATGATTTATAAGTTCTGCGTTCCAGTGTATTACTTAGATCCATTCTTAGTCCGTCTTCTACTTTTATCCAACGCGATCCGTCATACTTAAACATTCTATTAGGAAAAAAGTCAGTACGTAAATAATAATCACCGTTTTGATTAGTTCTAGGAAACTGTATGCCAAATCCAAATGGTGCTCCGTTTGGAGCAGTTCCGTCACCGTAATTAACAAGATATCCTGAATAGCCTTCTCTGTCTGGTCTATCAGCTATTTCGTCGGAAGTTACATTAATATTACTAGCATCTAAATCAGTTTCGTCTGCTGTTTGTAATGCAACATTGCCAGCATCGTCTGTTGCAATAGAATAAAAATGACTAGTATCGAATCCACTTTTAGGAGCATCTGCTTCTGCTTGAGCAACTACTGCACTATTAATTTGCATTTCTTTTTCATATGTAGACAATACATCTCTTAGTGTTGTATCAGAATCTTCTGATACAGGAAGATCAAGTATTTCTGCATATTCTTGTCCATCATAAATTTGTTTTAATTTTAGTCTATATAAATGTGGATACCATGTTTGACTAAATCCTTCTGCGGCTCTGTTTACATCCTCTACAACATAAAACCGTTTAAGTGAAACATCGTAGTCATTTAATGCATATTCGTCTTTTAAATGCGGCAATTCAATTACATCGCCACTCATAATTTTTCTGCCTAATGTCTTTACACTACTGTTAATCGGTATAGTCATAAACAGTGTATCATTACTTAAAAATAATCCAAATTGTGATAGATCAAAATCAATATCTTGTACATTATAAATTCCGCGCATTTCATAAACATCTGGATCGTATTTACGATCTCTGTTTTCTAAAAATAACAAGTCTTGAATGTTTGTTTCTTTTACTACATCGTACTCTGGCTGTACCGCACTTCGGTCATCTTCTGACGGTGCGCTAGGTCCTAAATATTTGTGTATATTAATATCAGTACCGCCAATGGTAAACATTTCTTGGATTTGCTTATCCAAAAAGTAATAATCATTGCCGCGTTCGGGTTTATATAAAGATAGTCTTGGCATATGTATATTTAGCATAAATACTAGTGGAGACAAACTATGGCAGACTTAGCAACACAAAAACAAGAAATATTTGATTACGTTAATACGTTCCTAGGTGGTGGGATGGTTGATGTTGAACTTGATCCTATACATTATCAAACTGCACTTAATAAAGCACTAAGTCGTTTTAGGCAGCGTAGTGATAATAGTGTTGAAGAATCTTACATATTTTTAACTACAGTTATAGATCAAAATGAATATACATTACCTAATGAAGTTATAGAAGTACGTAAACTATTTCGTAGAAGTATTGGATCACGTTCAGGAGGTGGTGACGGCGGGAGTATGTTCGAGCCATTTAATCTAGCGTACACAAACACTTATTTGTTATCAGGTTCTAAGATGGGCGGACTAGCAACATATGATTTGTTTTCACAACACCAAGAACTAGTAGGCAGAATGTTTGGGTCATTTATTGAATTTAAATGGAATACTACAAGTAAAAAACTTACACTACTACAGCGTCCAAGGGCTGAGGAAGGACTATTACTGTATTGTTACAACTATCGTCCAGATAGTCAGTTACTAGAAGATTATTTAGCAAGCCAATGGATTAAAGACTACACGCTTGCAAGTTGTAAGTATATGCTAGGCGAAGCACGTTCAAAGTTTGCTACTATCGCAGGACCACAAGGCGGCTCAACACTAAACGGCGATGCGCTCAAAGCAGAGGCTCAACAAGAAATGGATAAACTTGATGCTGAACTAACTTTACAAGTATCTGGCGGCGTTGGCTACGGCTTTACTATTGGCTAAAAACACTTGACAAACCCTTAAAATTAAGTTATACTACATAGTATACTTTAAGGAGAATTGTATGTTACCTAAATTACTTGTTGTCGGCCATGGTCGTCATGGCAAAGATACTGTTTGTGAAATGCTCGAACAATATGGATATACATTTCAGTCTAGTTCAAAATTTTGTTCACAATTGTTTATCTTTGATGATCTAAAAGACAAGTACAGTTACGCTGATGAAGAAGAGTGTTATACAGATAGGCACAATCGTCGTACTGAATGGTATAATATGATACATGACTATTGTAGTGATGACTTAGCAAGACTAGGACGTAACTTATTCTCTGAACACGATATCTACTGTGGTCTGCGCAACAAGCGTGAATTTTTTGCAATGCAAAATGAAGAAATATTTGACTATGCTATCTGGGTAGACAGAAGCGATCATTTACCTAGTGAAGATCCTGCATCAATGAGTATTGAACAATGGATGTGTAATTATACTATTGATAACAATGGCGACTTACAACGATTAAAAAAGAATGTACATGTACTAATGCAGACGTTGTTTAAAAATCGGGGGTTAAATCTCCCTGACGCCAGCGGATACCTTCTTTCTGAAGTGTTCGTTGACAGTTAGCACAAATAGTTTTTAAATTATTAGGACGACAATTATTTAAATCGCCATCTACATGAAACACATTAAATTGTTCTTCGTGCTTAGATTTAAATCCACATTTTTCACATATATCTTTTTTGACATATCCTTTTTGTTCCCACATAGGTATACCGTGACCAATACCGTTACGCAAGCACGATTCACACTTTTTACGATAGTAAGTTCTGCCATCTTTTTTATAATTAATAGCAGCAGGTCGATATCCACAAACACATAAAGGTCTCATATTGTATTTAGCTCACCTTTTCTACCCCTTTTTTAGGGGTCTATTGTAGGTGATTTATTAATTAAAAGGTAAATATACATATAGAACAACAGTACAAAAACTAATAATTCCAACAGGAGAAATAACATGGCATTAGTATCACCAGGCGTAGAAGTCAACGTAATTGACGAATCATTCTACACCCCAGCAGCTGGCGGAACTGTACCTATGATTTTTGTAGCAACTGCTAGTAATAAACTTTCAAGCAGCGGCACAGGAACAGCATCAGGTACAACTAAAGCAAACGCTGGTCAACCTTACTTAATCACCAGTCAGCGAGAGCTCGGTGAAACATTTGGCGACCCATTATTTTACAGTGACACCTCAGGTAACATGGTGCACGGTGGCGAACTTAACGAATACGGCTTACAGGCTGCTTATTCTGCACTAGGCGTTTCAAATCGTGCTTATGTAGTAAGAGCAGACATTGACTTAGCTGAACTAGAAGCAAGTGCATCAGCACCAGGCGGAGCACCTGCAAACGGCGCATGGTGGTTAGACACCCTTGCAAGTGAATTTGGTATTTTAGAATGGAATGGCGCAGCTATTACAACTGTAGGCGGACAATCATTTACTGGTACATCACACATTGCTATTACGTCAAGTGATGACTTAGATGGTAGTGATTTTCCTAAACAAGCAGTTGGGGCAATTGGAGAATATGCTATTGATCATTCAAGCAATGATAATAGAGTATTTTACAAATCTCCAGGTTACGGTGCATCACAAGCAACAAGAACAGCAAATGCAGGTAAGTGGGTTAAGCTAGGTAGTCCAGAGTGGGCAGATAGCTTTCCAGCAGCCAGCGGCACCAATGCTCCAACAACAGTTGATGCTACACATACAATTGTACTAAATGGTGTTTCAGTCGTTGCTGGCGGTACAACATTTACTGATGTAGTAACAGCAATTAATGCAGCAGCAGTAACAGGCATAAATGCTGCACTAGTTGATAGCAGAATTAGAATTTATGCTGATGACACCGCAATCCGCGATGAAGGCGGCGTAGGTACTAATGCTACAGGAACAGTTACTATTGCAGAAGGTAACGGCACACTAGTAGCAAATTTAGGACTAACAGTAGCAGAATATTCAGCACCAAGAGTGCAAATTGCTCCACATACAAGTGTACCAACTTTTAAGTCTTCAGACACATCACCTGCTCCAACAGGCAGTGTTTGGCTTAAGACAACACAACCAAACGGTGGCGCAAATATTAACATTAAAAAATATTCAGCAGCATCTAATATTTGGAATAAAGTTGCATCACCAATTTTTAGTAGACCCGAGCAAGCAATTTACGGTTTAGATCCAACAGGTGGCGGCACAAATATTAATGTTGATGCATTATTTGCAGACGTTAACGTTTCAGGAGCAACACCTCCACTTGCTGACTTTAAAATATTCCGTAGAAGTGCAATTGGCGCAACTATAATTACTAGTGCTAAAGTTACATCAACGGGTATTACAGCAGCTACATATACATTTACTGTACAAGAAACAACAGCAGCTTCGGCTAGTAAATCATCAGCAGTCACAGTAAGCGTTACAACCGCTGCTGACATTGCCGATGCAGATACATTAGCTGGTCAAATTAACGCAGCAGGATTAACGAATGTTATTGCTGTAGTTGATGCACAAAATCGAGTACAGATTTCACACAAACTAGGCGGTGAAATTGACTTAGTTGATACTGACGGTGGCTTAGAACTATTTGGCTTTAGTGCAAGTGCAGGCGGAACAACTAACTTGTATTTTGCTCCAGGCACAACAGGAGCTACATCACCAAAGCAGTTTGTAGCTTCAAACTGGGCACCATTAACTTATACTGCTTCAAACAACGCACCATTGAGCTTAACAGCACAAGGCGCATTATGGTACAATTCAATCGTTGACGAAGTTGACATGATGGTACACAATGGCGAAACTTGGGTAGGTTTAGCATATGACGGTACAACAGGCGAAAGCTCGATTGCAAGTCCATTTAGCGGTACAGATATACAAGGACCAATTGTGTCAGCTACTGAACCAACTACACAAAGTGACTTGTCCTCACTAGTAACAGGTGATATTTGGGTAAGCACTGCAAGTGTTGAAGACTATCCGGTAATTTACAAATACAATGCAACTATTGCTGCAACAGGAGCAAATGGTTGGATTTTAATTGATAGCGCAGACCAAACAACAGAAGAAGGTATTTTGTTTGGCGATGCACGTTACGGCGACACTGGCGGCACAGCAGCAGTAGCACCAGATGCTACTATTGCAGAAATGCTTATTAGTGATTACTTAGACCCAGATGCTCCAGACCCAGCATTATATCCAAGAGGTATGTTGTTATGGAACACACGCAGAAGTGGCTTCAATGTTAAGCGTTTTGAGCGTAACCATGTAGATATTAACGGAACCAACGGACGTTACGGAGATCTAAGTACAACTAATTACTATCCACACCGTTGGGTAACAGACTCAGGTAATAACGAAGACGGTTCAGGAACATTTGGACGTCATGCACAACGCAAGAGTGTTGTACAAGCGTTACAAGCACTAGTAAATAGTAACCAAGAAATACGCGACGAAGAGTCACGTCAGTTTAACTTAATGGCAACACCAGGTTATCCTGAACTAATTGGTGAAATGGTTACACTAAACACAGATAGACGTTTAACATCGTTTGTGGTAGGTGACACACCATTCCGTTTAACACCAGATGCAACTTCATTAAATGAATGGGCAACTAACGTTAGACTTGCTGTTGAAGATAATGATGATGGTGCAGTCAGCTTTGACGAGTACATGGCTATGTACTACGGCGCAGGCTTTTCAAGTGATAACTTTGGTAATAACATTGTTGTTCCAGCATCACACATGGCGCTACGCACTATTATACTTAACGACCAAGTTGCGTTCCCCTGGTTTGCTCCAGCAGGTACAAGACGCGGTGGTGTAAGCAACGCTACAAGTTCGGGCTATGTTAATAGCGAAGGCGAATTTGTTTCAGTAGCACTAAACACTGGACAGCGTGATACACTTTATTCAAATAAAATTAACCCAATTACATTCTTAAGTGGTGCAGGTTTAGTAGTATTTGGACAAAAGACTCGTGCAAGAAACGCAAGTGCATTGGATAGAGTTAACGTAGCACGTTTAACTGTTTACTTACGTGGACAGCTAGAGCTACTAGCAAAACCATACTTGTTTGAACCAAATGACAAGATCACACGTGATCAAATTAAAGCAGCAGCAGATGCATTGTTGTTAGAATTAGTAGCACTAAGAGCCGTTTATGATTACTTAGTTGTATGTGACGAATCAAATAATACAGCAGCTAGAATCGATCGTAATGAGCTGTACTTAGATGTAGCTATTGAACCAGTTAAAGCGATTGAATTTATTTACATTCCGCTAAGACTTAAGAATACTGGGGAGATTGCTGCACTAGGTTAATATGCGCACTTAATGGGTGGATGAAATACTCCACCCAAAATAGCATAAATACATGTGTAACAGGAGATTATAAAAAATGCCAATCACAACACTACAAAACATTAGTATACCTACAGAAGGTTCTGGATCTAATTCATCTTTATTGATGCCTAAGTTACAGTATCGTTTTAGAGTATTACTTGACAGCTTCGGCACTACAGGCGGTGCAGACGGTACAAGAGAAATTTCAAGACAAGTAGTAGACGTAACTCGTCCAAACTTATCATTTGAACAAATGACAATCGATGCTTATAACTCAAGAACATATCTTGCAGGTAAGCATACATGGGAACCAATTACACTTACACTACGTGAAGATGCAAACAATAACGTACAAAAAATTATTGGTCAACAACTTCAAAGACAGTTTGATTTCTTTGAACAGCAAAGTGCTGTATCAAGTGGATCATACAAATTCCAAACTAGAATTGAAATCTTAGACGGCGGCAACGGAACAGACGGAGCCAACGTAATCGACAGATTCCAGCTAGTAGGGTGCTATATTGAATCAGCAAACTACAATACATTAGCATATGCTACAAGTGACGCAGTAACTACATCATTAACTATCCGTTATGATAATGCGATACAATTTGGCGGCGATGATATTTCTGGTATTGGTGAATCTGTAGCTAAAGCTACTGCTGGAAGCATTGGCGGAACAACAGCTACTGGCTAAACTAGTTTCAAGGATTGGCGTTACAAAAAGCGGAGGTTGATTGATATCAATCTTCGCTTTTCTTTATATGCGCATATAATAGTTAAGGATAAATATTAGTATGAGCATCAAAGATTTATTCACATTTAATTTAACTGCTGGCACACACTTACGTGATGCTAGGCATGCACATCAAATCTATACACAAAATAATTTTACTTTTGCACCTAAACAAAAGTACATGTATCATGTGGTGTTACAACCAAATCCAGAAGTTGGAAATAGTGTAAATTCTAATTCTTTTAGTTTTCAAAAAGAATTAGGTGTTCTTGTTAAATCTGCAGACTTACCAAGTTTTAGAGCGAGTGTAGAAAACAAACAACAATATAACAGAAAAAAGAATATTCAAACACGTTTAGATTATCAGGACTGTAGGATTACACTGCATGATGATAACTTAGGTGCAGTACGTGCAATGTTTGAAGAATATTACAAATACTACTTTGCTGACGGCAATAGATCTGCAACTGGTTCCCAAGCCGCATATCTACAACGTGACAAATATTTTGGCGATGTGCCAAATTACGGTTTAAATAACAAAAAAAGAACTCCGTTTTTTAGTTACATAACAATATACCAATTAGCAAGACGAGAATGGTTTGCATATACACTAATAAATCCATTGCTATCAGCATGGGACCACGGGGGTGTAGATAGTACTGATGGAGGATTTAACGAAGCATCAATGTCAGTTGCATACGAAGGCGTGTTATATAGTAAAGGTAAAGTAGGTCAAAATCCTCCTGTAGGCTTTGGTGATGCAGAAATTGGTTATGATGTAGAACCTAGTACATTAGGCGTAATAGATCAAGGATTTATTGGCGACGGTGGAAATGGGTTAATTCCTGCACTTATAGGTCTTGGGACCAATAGTCTAGTAAATAATCTTTTTGGTAAAAGTCCTCCTCTTGTCAAAACCATCGGCGGCGCTGTTGTTGGCGGATTAATTGGCGCAGTAGTTAATGCAGCAACAGGCAACTCTAATCTTCCTTCAGTTGACACACAAGCAAACACAACAACAGCCAATCAAGCAGATCCTGAAGATTTGCCTGCACTGTCAGTAGCATCAGTATTGGAAATATTGTCAGTTCCTGCTAACATGGCACAACTTATTACACCAATACTCAATACTGGAGTATTGCCTGGCGTTACAATGGATACATATAATAATGGTACTGTAGATGAAAGACTGGCAATTGAAGCAGATGTATTGGACTTAGCTAGAGTTGAAAATATTAAAGTAGTTCAAATAGTATCAAATTTTTAATTTAGGAGAATAAAATGAGTAGAAACAAAAGTACATTTACTTCAGATTCAAGAACACTGTCTACTGATCCAACTCCAGAATACTATAAGAATTTCTATGAAACTGATATTGCATATAATCCTGAAGAAATAGATGCAACTATTGGTTATTTCTTAAAAAGAGGTTTTGATAAAGTTGCTGCAATAAACACCGCAAGTGTTATATTACAACAAGCTAAGATAGATAAACTAAATGTTCAACAATTATTAGATACATTGTCAGGAGTAACTAATGTGCAGTTAAGTGTTATTGTTGCACAAATTTTAAATATAAATAGATCTAAAACTAGTGCAATTGGATTCGTAAGACCTCCACCAGATACAGAATTGTTTGACCAAAGAAATGTTGTAATATGATATGGCACATTTTGCGCAAGGCAAATTCACTCTAAAAAATCCTAAAAAATATATGGGTAATAAAACACCGACGTATAGATCAGGTTGGGAGTTTACCTTTATGAAGTTTTGTGACGAACATCCTAGTGTTAGTCAATGGGCTAGTGAATCAATACGTATCCCTTACAGAAACCCATTTACTGGTAAACAAACTATATATGTGCCAGACTTTTTTATTGTATATGCTG